TGATCTCAGGCATTAAATGTCCCAATCCTCGGTTAACGACACCCCGTGGCGTCCGTACACCTCTGGCATCTTAAGTTCCGCCTTACTAACGCCAAAACGCTGCACTGACAAGGCTGCATAGCGCACAGCGTCAATCAAATCGTCATGTTCCTTAACGATCTTGCCCTGCTTGCGGTGATAACGGCGGAATTCGTCGAAGAAATCCTTCTGATCGGCGAAGACCTTGAACCGGCCAGTCCGCATCCGCTCAAGAATCTCCATGATCCCTGGCTCGACGAAGTTTGACCCGTCAGGGTTAGTAAAACGCCCAACGACGTTCAACCCAGCTTCGCGATAGAGGTCGGCCATCGTGTTGCCGGAGCCTTTTTCGCGGTTGTCACCGTCGTGCGGGTACAGCAGCGGGATCGCCGGCCCTTTGGCCCTGATCATGGCGCTGTGGACGGCTGGTATCTCTCCAGCGCGCTTGTAGCTGTCGTACAGGTAGATGATGTCGCGGTCGGCGTCGTATGCCATCCACGCAACCGCGGTGGGGTGGCTGATACCGAAGTCGATTGCGGCGCAGATGCGGAAGTGCTGCGGTATTTCGAACGGATCGACCTTGATCGCCTCTTCCGCGACAGGGAAGACCATACCCTCGCCCAACACAGGAATGCCCTTGGAGCGCATTTCGCGTTGGTATTCTGGGATGGCAGCTAAAAGTTGGCGCTTTGTGTCGTCGTCGAGGTGATCTGCCTCGTCCCACGTCACGTTCTGGAGATATTGGCCTTCCTTGAGGCTCTCCATGAACTGGCCAACCAGTTCGGTCATGCCGTTTTCCGGCGTGAACGTCAGCAGCACATAGCCGCCCTTGCCATCGTTGCCGGTGGCGGTACGGGTCAGTACCTGTGGGTAGATTTCAGGGTCAGTCGGCTCTTCGTCGATCCACGCGATGTCGATGGAGCTTCCCATCAGCGGCGCCTGCCCCTGTGAGTACGATTTATGGGATAGGCAGCTATACCCACCGCTTTGGTGCCAGATATAAACATCTTTCGCCAGGCGTGGCGTCCCTGCGGCTGGAACGATGCTGCGTACTTCGTTGGGCAAGATGAACCCACCGTCGAAAATGCGCCCGTTCAGCGCCCCGAACAGTTCCCTCTGGATCACGTCGCGCATCTGTTCGCCCGTGACGCCCATCGCCCATGCGTTGATCGGCCTGAAAAACTTTATGCCTGGCCACCAGTCGGGGTATTTACCAGTGAGATGGCAGGCCATCTCGTAGGCAGCGGAATAAGACTTGCCAACGCGGTTCGCGGCCATCAGCGCCCGCTGTTTGGAGCGAGTGCCGGCCTCGTAGAACTGCATCTGCCACTTGTAGGCCGTGAAGAACTCCAGCTTGTTCTTCTTTTTGTGGTCGCGGATCACGCGAATGGCTTCAGCCAGCGCGACGGCCTTCTCCTCTTCCGCAACAGCCGCGATCTGCGCCTGCGCGACAGCGTCCTCGCTGGCGATTGCCGTCAAGTCCGGTTTGAAGTTCTCGTCGTGCGTGTCGGCCATCAGTGAAACGTGCTGGCGTTGGCGTTGTCGAGAGCTTGAAGCGCGATGTTCGACGCCGCCTGTTGCAGCAGTTCGTACAGCACGGCGCTGTCGTGTTCGGCTGAGATGACGTCAAGAACTTCCACCTCGTCGCTCCAGCCGACGATGGCGATGGTGTCGTACTTCGCCAGTAGCGCGATGAGCGCATCGCCGTTCATGTCCAGCGCCTGTATGTCGTCGCCTTTGGGGGCGACTGCTGCGCGGCCAAATGGGACCACATTGTCGGGGGTGTCGTCGTCGTTGTCGGCCATGTGCTTCTTTCTATATTTTCGACGGGTCTATGCCCGCTGCTTTAAGGGCTTCGACGGCGTCGTCAAACGACATTTTCGTTTCCACCTGTAAACGCTGATCCAATTCCTGCTTATCAGCCCAGCCGCCCTTGTTTTTGAGGAAGAAGATCGCCGCGGCGACATTCCCCTTGAGCGCCATGCCGAACAGGCTGTCGGTAACCATCTTGATACCGCGGGAGGTTCCTTGGTCGATGGCCTCCTGCACAGTCGGATCGTTCTTTATGAGTTTGCCGAACACGGACGGGGGCAACTTCAGCGCATCGGCGATCTGCTTGGTGGTCATCCCCACACTGGCCATCGCCTCGACCTCCGAAAGATCGACCTTCGGCTGCTTAAAGACGCGGCCAGAGTCGTCGATCAGGTCACGCGCTTCGTGCATCCGCTTCGGGAGCGGGGGCAGAATCTCCACTTCGGGAAGTTCTTCCTCTTCCTGTACCGTTTTCTGTACAGGTTTGGCTTTCGGCTTCGAAACGGATTTCCGTTCGGCAGCAGGAGCCGGCGGTGGGGGTTCCATCGCCAGGTCTGGTAGCGCAATGCTGTCGAACGGATCGCTCACTCGGCGTTGTCCTCTCAAGTTTCGGTGGTGTTGTAGTCGGGCCAGGGGGTGAATGCAAGCCTGACGTGCGTTTTGCTGAAAATTACACACCCTTGGCGGAGGTGCGCGAGGGTGTGTAATAGGGTGTGACGAATAAAATCAATGACTTAGCAGGAAATTACACACCCTCGGAAAACGGGGTCGCAAGGGTGTGTAATCGCGCAACGCCTAGAGAATCCTAGGGTTTTTGGGGTGGTTTGACCCAAATTACACGGGCTAGCCACTTTTTTGGGAAATTTGCCAGAGGGTGCTGTAGTGGCACACCCACACCCCCTTTTTAGTATTTATATATATTTTTATTTTCCCTTAGAAAAAAAGAGAAAAGGGTGTGTGGGTGTGTAATCGGACCAAAAAGTCGAGGAGTTTTGCGGCTTTGAGGTCTACACACCCTATTACACACCCTTGGCCGAATTTCGAAGGGTGTGTAATTTCTCCTGGCCTTCTCCGATGGCGATCTCCGCCCCCTGCAACTGAAGGTTGACAGTATCTGGGGAATTTTCGCGGAACGGCCTATAGGCCCATCACGGGCCGCGGGGGTGCGGAGACCCCCTCCCCCTCCCCCCTCTTTGCCCGAATTGGCGGATTCCCGCGCTTTTCCAGCGTCCGCACCATAGGGCATGGGGCGCAGACTGGCGGATTCCCTAGGGTTTGCGGGCATTTGGTACAGTCAATGGCACACTGGCCAGTCATTGCCAGCCGATAGATGCCGATTGCCTCGCGCGTTTTTAATAGCGACAGCGCAGAGCGCCGGCGGATCAATCCGCTATCCCCGCATAGATAGTTGCAATTGCATCTATCCATTTATATGCAACTAACGCTTGACACTATCGCTTGCCCTGCCTATTGCCAGGGCAGACAACAACCAAAAGGAAACCGATCAATGAAACAGACAGCAACACATGCCGCCCTATTCCTTATTTACCTATGCGCTGCCCTGGCCTTAGATGCCTGGATATTTGGCCCGCAATACAACTAATAGTTGACTGTATAACCGGCGCCAGCATATAAAGGCGCCAGGCAACAAACCGGAAAAGGAAACAAACCAATGTTGATGCAAACGAAAAACACCCTGGCATTTGATATATCGGGCCTGTCGCTGTCGATACAGGCGCAGATATTGGGCAGCGATAAAAATAGATCGCTATTCAACAACATCCCCGAAAAGCTTTTGGGCCTTGATACAAACGCAAAGACAGTCAAGGGTGAGCGATACGGGATAAAGACAGCGATCCTTTATCTAATGCCAGCCGATGGATCGGGGCAGCAACTATGCCCAATGGCAGAGCTTGCCCGATGCAAGGCGCCTTGCCTGTTTACCGCCGGTCGCGGGGCAATGTCTAATGTAATGCTGTCGCGCCTACGCAAAACGCTTTACTTCAACCAATACCGCGCCGAATTTATGGCGCAACTGTCGCGGGAAATAGCGATCTATCAACGCAAAGCCAAGCGGGAAGGGTTCAAGCTTGTTGTGCGCCTTAATGGCACAAGCGACATTCGGTGGGAGAATATCGCGCTGCCTTTAAATGGCGCGCCTAACATTTTTGAATTGCATAGCGACGTTCAATTTTACGATTACACAAAAATTGCTAATCGCAAGAATATCCCTGGCAATTACGATCTGACGTTTAGCTATTCCGGCGCGCCTGCCTACGCGCCATTTGTTTCGCGCGCTGTTGCCAATGGTGAGCGTATCGCTGTTGTTTTTCGGTCGCGCGCTGTTGTTGATCAAATGCTGGCCAATAATGAGACGTTTTTGGGCCTGCCTGTTGTTGACGGTGACGACAGCGACATTAG